ACATCGAAATATTTTATAACAGTAAGCGTCGGCATGGTTCGAGTGATCATATGCCACCAACTGAATACGAAAAACAATATTATCAGCGGCTCGGAAGTGTCTAGATTATCTGTGGCGATTCATTCTTTAGTCATATTTTGAGATGTCATATATATACTATAAAGTAGGTTTGCATGTTTTAACATTTCGATTTTAGGTCCATTAGGTTCAATAAGTGTATCATATACATATAATGCATCTAATAGTTCTGGTTCGATATTATTTAAGTCTTCAAGAGAAAGGCCGCGTTTATGTATCATCTTTAATGTAAAACGCAATCCGTGGATTCGCTCTTATTTTTTTTCGACGTTTTCTACTTCGTCTTTATTATCATCCATAAGGTTAACAATTTTAGTAAACAATTCTTCGGCATAAACTTTATCAATATCATTAACTAAAATTAAATCCTCTACATTTTCATCATCTGTAAAAACTGGTTCGCCTTTTTCATTCTTTACACATTTAATCAAAGTAGCTTCAATGGAAGTGCAGGAAGGTGTATCTTTAATGGTTGGGCGATGAATGTACAAATCATTCCCTAGAAAATCAATTTTATGCATTTTTGGTAGTAGTGCTTTTTTCAATTGTTCTAAATTCATTTTATTAATCCTTATTAGTTAAAAATGGGGATAAGTATATATCCCCTCGTATTATTTATACGCCAGTAGTAATACCAGAATCGATAGAACCGCCACTAACTGCTAACACGATGTCGCGGGTAACTACTTGATCCTTATCGCCGATTTGTTGAAGTACTTGATACGAAAGCTACATAGGTTTCATAATAACCATTCGTATGCTCGGGATCATCAAAGTAAGATACTTTAAACACTGCACGCTTTTGTGAATCGGCAAGAGCAAGTAGCTTTTGATGGATGGGGTCACTTGGAATATAGTTAATATTCATAGTAATTGCTGGAACAGATTTCGTGCCTAGCAACTTCTCGTTATAAGCAGAATTGTATACTACCACATCAATAATAGTACTTTCGAAACCTACTTGTGGAAACGAAGCAATGTGCGGTACTTCTTTAAAATCGGTTGGGATTTTTACTTTGCCAGTTACACTATCGATTTCGTAGGAACCTACTTCCACGGAAAGATTCGCACCTGAAAAAATGTTTTGAAAAGCCATTTTTGTTTTCCTTATATAATTTAAGTTAGAGTACGGGTACAATCTGTACCCGTGTATATTTATTTATTCTTTAGGTAAGAGACTTTGTACTACGCCAATTAGTTCATCAATTTGACGTTGTTGATCTAATAGCTGAGTTTTCAGTACTTCTACTTCTTGTTCTAATGTTTCGTTTTTATCTGCTAACACTTTAATAGCAATAACACTATCCATCATGATAACGTTATTATCTAAAATGCAACGCTCACGAATTACGGGATTACCCTCATCATCAAACTCATCTGGGCTTTGTTCAAATGTATGTTTAACATATTGCGGATCAATCTGTTCAATTTGCTGTGCAATAATACCGCGACGTATACGATTTTGATTATCATCAGTATATACGAAATTAACTGGGTTAAACTGACGGATATTATTTAAAGATTCCATTCCGTCAAAATCAGAAATGTCACGTTTAAAATGCATATCAGACGTACCAGCTAATGCCAATGTACCACCACTTGAAGGGAAGTTAATAATCCATTGTCCGGTACTGTTAGCGTTATTGCGACGTGCTACATATAAAGTACCATCGGGGGATACTTCGAATACGTTACGTGTACCAACGGTAGCATCACCTTTAGCTGTAGTTGTTAATGACAAACTAACATATGTATCACGTGTTATATCTATATTACCTGTACAATCAATACCACTATCAGATTTAATACGATAATTGAAAGTTGGTGTACCTGTGAATGTTACATTAGGGCTAAATGTTAATAGGTTATTCGTTCTTGTATATTCAAATACACGCCCAGCACCAGTATTATCTAAATTCAAACGGAAGTTACCACCATCAGCTACAAAGAGATATTTAGAATCTAAATCTTCTTCGGTAAACTGTAAGGTTGGATTATTCGAACTAATATTAAATGGTTTAGCGGCACTGTTTGAAATCTTACCAGTAAATGTAGTTGTATCAGTGAAATCATTAACACCATTAGTAACAGCGACTTTCAACCAGGGAACAGCTTCGTTTGTCGCTTGTGGTGTAGTTGTTGTATTAAAACGACTACATAAACGACCAGAATTATCTACCCAAATTTGGGCCATGCGTGCAATACCGTATGAACTTTGAATACCTGCACCATTTGAAGGAGTCCAGCCATTAGTAGCATTTGAATCACTGATAAACTGTGAAGCACTATTAGTTGGATAGATTGTAGTATCAGTACTACCCAATCCATAATCACCAGGATTTAATAGTTTAATCCAGTTACCATGAGTACCACCCTCAATACTGCGAGTATATGTTTTACCATTACGACCTGCAATTTGGAATCCGTAATTACCACTAAAGCCTACATGAATACCACCATAAACCATACTATTTGCTGCATCTGGGCCATTTACTGAACCAGCAATAAAGCGTGAACGGTTAATAATACCAGTTTGTCCACCCCAATCATTACCAGTACCAGTTACATAACCTTGTGGTGCACTAAATGTGCCGTCGCGGTTAAAGTTGTAGAATTGTGTATCAGTTGTACCGTTTACTGCACGGTTAATAATTTGTACAGTACCAGCATTATCCGATCTAAATTCTGCCTGACCTACTACATCACTAGTTACAGGATCTAAAGATTGTGATGTAATAGTTGCACCAATTGAGCTTGCACCACGTGCAAACATACCACTACCAGTAGTAGTTAGACCATTAAAGGTTACAGCCTGACCAGTACCCAATCCTAAATTAGTGCGAGCGTCGGCGGCATTTAATGCACCGTGTACCGCCCTGTGCTACACCTAATGCAATCCAATTAGTACCGTCACTACCACCCCACACGTTATTATCTTGAATACGTAAACGTGTTGTATTATTGTTGCTCATTAAATCGGTATATGATGCACCTTGCGTTAAACGGTTAATCTGTAAATTAGTTTTCGCACCAGCTACTGTATTACTTCCAGTACCGCCCATTACCTAAACCAATAATTGATTGAGATGTAAAGTCTTCTACCCAATTAGACCATGTACCACTTGTCAAAGTACGAGTCCATGCACGAGGTGTATTAAATGCACGATATACCTGTACACACCCATCAATAGATCCCGCTGCCGTCTGGAATACCTGCAAACAACCAGCCTGATTAGTTGGGTAATTCTTTGCAGTAGTTGCCTGTGCTGAATATACTTGAAAATACAAACCACTTTGTAGACCTGTAATATCATTTAGATTAGTTTCAGTACCGATAGAGTTGCGGTTCTCATAAAAAGCAGAAATGTTTTTACGTGCACCTTCGCTATTTGTTGCACCGTGTACCACCTTCACTAATTGCAAGAGCTTTAGTCAATATCAATTCTGGCATTTTTACATTCTTACGTGCACTGTCATAATCAAAAACGTTCGGACCACCTGTATTAGTTTCATGGATACGGAATGATGTTTTGTCATTAACCATTACATACTGTGTACTACCTGCATCTGTTTCGGCAAACATAATAGTTGGGTTTGCACTTTCAATTTTAAGTGGTGTAGCTGCTGTACTTTTAAAGTTTGCATATAAGAAGTTTTGAGTACCGGACCATGTACCATTACTGTTAAAGGTTACAACTGTATTACCTGCTGTACCAGTGTTTAGAATTGCCGAACTTCCTAAACCTAAGTTTGTGCGTGCTGCCGCTTTATCTGTTAAATCAATCAGGTTAGATGTCGCTTTCAGATAACGAGCGTCTCCAGCTTCTTTACTGTAAACGTTTAAGTTTGTTTGTGCTGCCGTCTTATCAGTCAAATCAGATAGGTTATCGGCTGCATTGAGATAACGACTATCCATTTCAGTGCCAGTATATAGGCGTTGCCATCCACTGGTCGCGTTTTTGATATAAACCTTAAGTTCACCACTTTCACTAACTACAATTTTAGATTTGTTATTATTATCAACTAAACCAATACCGTGCACATCAACGCCTGCGGGGTTCTCACTGTTTGTACCATCAATCTTGATAAATGCGTTACCCATTGGATTAACGCCACTGTACTGGGGATAGTTTGTACTGCCATCGCTGCCTACCCCATAATCAGATCTATAAAGGGTATTAGGTGAAGCACGAGTACCTGCGGCTACGATAGCTTCAGGAATGAATTGATATGTTGCGATTACGGTATTCTCTTTATCACCACTAATATTTTTAGATGCGACTTTACCATTAACAATGAGAATATCTACTTCCCCTTCCTGATCTACGTAGTGGATCGTAATTTGAAATTGCTCGCCGCTTTTTACTTTATTATCTAAGTACTGGTGCGACTTTGAACCTGGAATATAGTGTACTGTAATATCAATTGGTTCGAGATTAATTTGTCCAGCTAGTTTTTCTTCATATTCATTATCATATATTTCATAGTTTTGCATCTCACTAGAATATGAAAAGTTGGGAAACGCCGCAATCTTTTCGATTTCGGTGTTTCCTGCGGTGGCTGTTGCCGAATTATTTACATCTGGGTTATAAAATACTCGGACACTGTTGCCTGAAAAAATTGTATTTGTCATTATAGAATCCTTTTTTTATTTTTCAATTGCAGTAATATTTATACAAAATAATAGAGTATTCATATCACCCATAGTTTTATCATGATTGTCGGATGTATTTTCAAATTCGATAGATAATACGCCAATATTATTTGTACGGAATACATTACTGTAATTTGATAAAACATGTTCGACAACATCATCATAATCAACTGAAACAGTACCGGGAATATTTGAAACGATAAAATCAAATGTAAAATCACCCATCATATCCATAGAGCTAAAACACTGTCGATTTAAATTATATACTGTCGATACAAGCTGAAAACTTTTTACACCAGTACCGATAGTTTGTCTTTGTGTTAGTGGTTCAAAACTATTAAGTACTGTCATGATTGACTTTTTTACATTTGATATAAGTTTCATTAGTATTCCTTTCTAAAATAATAGTTTACCATTCCCGATAGATCATCTTCGATGTTATATACTTGGTATAAATTTTCCTGTACTGGTAGTACAGTTGCGTCTGGATCTTCGAGGCATAGATAAACATATGAATTAATATATAAATCTTTTTGACGCTTTGCAGTAAAGTAAGTTTCATCTCCGCTCTATGAGTCCGACTAGTAGATTCTAAAATTATGGGGCGGCGTTCTATGATACCTTTGAACACCACCCCACCGGATGTAATTATACTTTGACCGAAAGCATTCAAAAAAATCATTGATTGATTATTAGTGAATGCTCTCATAATATTAAGCCTGTAGGTTGACTACTAGGAATGCTTCATTGTGTGCTAGAGCATGGTCAATATAAGACCAGGTGCGAAGTACAATACCTTGGCTCGCTCTTAGGGTTGTATCGTCCATTATTTTTTCAGTATGATTCGTTACTTCATACCCGTACTGAATGAGCGTTTTCAGTACTGCTATATATTTCTATATAGATAAGACTATATCATATTCCATTAAGGAATCTTTCCATTTCGAGACACTTGTCCCTACTCTACTTGCTTCCATATTTCTATGTGCTTTCGATAGTCGTTGAACCTTCCGATTACTCGGCTTGGCTGCTGATTGTCTTCGGCATTATCCGGTCAGAGTTTCCAGCAATTAAGAAAGTTATCGATTAGTATTACTACTAAAAGCCGCTACTTTTAACGGTCAATTGTTAGTCCACCCCATGATGCCAGTACAACGTTGCTGAAATCGCCAAATACAATTTTTCCAGCTTCTACTTGTGTTGATTCAATAACGCGTACAGAGTCACATAGATATGCCACTTCGCGATAGCCTTCGATCATATATTTTGCGGCAGTGTTATCGCCAACTAGTGTACTACGAAGAACAGCCGCTGTTGATGGATGGACCACGGCAACTACTTGTTCGATACGAACGTTAGCTGCTGCTAGTTGACCTAGTGCATCTTGAACATCTTTCTGAGTAATTGCAGCCACTAGATCTTTATGTGGTACAGTAGTAACGATTTGTTTTAGAATTTCACGTTCTAGTTTCAAACCAGCACCGCGAACCATAGCATCTTGAGTAAAGCGTTCGGCAGTCTCGGCACTCTTAATTAGAGTACGGGTTAGTGGTACAGAACCACTGAAAGTACGAGGCTTAAGTACCAATTTCTCATATGTCGCATCAACTTCTGGAGAATCGGCTCCGTTCCGCGATAAAAGAGAACATATTAGTAAAATCGCTTGCCAATTTTGGTAGAACTAAATTACCTTCACCTTCTAGGCCGGAATAAGTTTGAATAGGTAGTTGAGCGAAGATACTATTTGCACGCAATACATCAATATAAGAGTCAATATAAACTTCCTTAACAAGTGCACCACCACCAACGGTAGTAGAAGTTGCACGCACTAATTGTTGTACTGGTACTTCGTGACGCTTGCCATCATATACTACACCTTCGGCAGCTTGACGAATAAGAGTTTTAATTACAGATTTGTTTTCCATTTGGTTTTCCTTAACGTTAGGAGTTGTATTAATATTATTTAGTGAGCGTTTAAATTCTTTTACACTAATGCCTCGCTCGATAGCATTTGATACATCTATATTTAGTACTGAACCAATAGCTGTAAGTTCGCGTTTACGTTCTTCTTCTTTTTCGAGATCGGTTTGCATCTCTTCTGGATGTTCGGCTTTACCGTCTGCATCAGAGAATTCACCAACGGCACGCTCTTCATCTTCTAGTGGATCATCTTTATTTATAGATTCTTCTTCTGGTGATTTACTTTGTAGTTTTGCTAGTAGTTCGGGACGCTTAGAAATCATTTCTTCTAGTTCGCCATCACTTAGCATAATATCGGCAACGCCACCATTTTCATCATTGTCTACTGTGAGAACTTCCTTGATGTCGTATGCTTCTTCATCAAGTCGGGTTTCTTCCATCCCTTCCTCTGGAATATCTACGATACGCTCATCTTCATGTGCTTCTAGTAGTTCATCTTCAAGTACATTACGTAGTTTGTCATCACCACATGACATAGCACGACCGATACCGCTATGTAGATCTGCTGGCACGGCAACAAGGCTGATTTCGTGCGGTTCCCAGTCAGTAACGATAATATTGTTACCTTCCATGCGATAATCATAAACGTTATAACCTACAGATACGTGAGATAGTATACCTTCCTGAATGAGATCCCACATGGTATTGCCTAGTCCAGTAGAACTAATTTTGATGTCAGCACGGCAAACTCGGTCGGCATCGATAGAAGTACGTAGAACTACACCAAGTAGTTTATTATGATCATGATTAAAAAGTACGGCCCCGCGATTATTAATACGATCACGATCTACACTATTATCATCACATACTAGAATTTCGTAATATAGTTCATCGTCGATAATTCGTGAAACAGGTGTTTCGGTTGCAAAAGCTACACTGATAACGCGAGAATCGCTATCAATCTTCTGTACTTCCGCTTCCCTCTTCTGGTTCTTCAAATTTAATTTCATTGTTTTTTTCCTTTAGTAGTTGTTGTTCCTTTTCGATTTCGTCAAATATGATGTGTGCATTACCGGCCGCATTTCGCTAATTGCCTGAGTCTTAGATAATAACCCGTGCATCAATCTTCATAATCGTCGCAGTAATATCTTTTACAGGGTCAAGGCTAATTGGCGTTTGTGGGATGAATCTCACACCATCATATATATCATCGCGGTTTGAAAACGATAAACCTAAATCATCATTTTCAATTTTTAGCATTTCATTACTAATCCATTCGATCCAAATAGGCTTCAGTACTTTATTTATTAGTGCATTAGTCTTTGTCTGGAAAGTTGTATTTTGTAAACGGTCAGCTAATTTGGCAGCACTAAAACTTGCTCCGCTGGTATCACCCAATAGATTCATTTTAGTACAATTTAATCCCATCGAAATCTGAGATAGTAGTTCATCTGTATATTCATGAATACGATCTACCGCACTTGTTGGGTTAACAGTTTTAATATCCTGATTCTTTGATAGTTCGAAAATAGCACCTGGTTCTAGGTACTCACTATATTTAGCACTTTCGCCAATTTCTTCATTGCCATCTAGTTCTACAATATCAGTTTGATCATCGGCATTAGTAATGAAAGCCATACTGGAAGCACTTATTCTTTTTGCGATCAATGATGCTTCGGTAAATGACTTTAGATCATCCATTAGTTTTGTACTGGCTACCATTTCGGGAATACCGCGTTCTTGGCCCATTGTTTCGGGAATGAACAAATGATAGATTTCATTTGCTGGCATCTTATCATATGAAGTTGCTTCATATGTATATGTTATCGGGTTATATTGACAGAACCAATAATTAACAGGTTTATGATATTTATCAAATTCGATGCCGATTTGAGATGTAATTTCCGTTCTCTAACCACTGGTTATTTAACTGAGTTAAACGTACTGGATCAATTAACTCAATTTTGATTTCACCATTGATACGATGTTTACGTACAAATGCTTCACCGTCTGTAACTAACATACGAATCAACGTCTGTTGAAACATGTCATAAGTCATCGAACCATCAAGACTAAATCTCGATGCATTATAAGCCCAACGGTCGAACATTTTTTCAAGTCGTAGATTTAGGTCGTGTAGTTCTTCCTGTGTTTTATTTGGTAGTGATACCGAAGGTTTGGTATATACACCCATAGAACCGGACTACGCCATCTACACTTAAGTTAACGTACTTACGTGCAATTGGGTTATGCAATGCAGCTTCGCGGCTCGTACTACGCATATCGACAAGAAACCAGCGTAAGACGTTATTGATATTATTGGTTGCCATACCAGAAGTAAAACCAAAACTAATGACTGGTGTACTGACACCACGTACTGCCGTAAGGTCACGTTTAAGACTTGATGGTACTACTTTTGGTTTAGTATGAGATTTAGATCTCTTTTTCTTTGTTTCCATTTCCATTTCTGGTTGATTTTTATTTTTCTTTTTCCAAAACATTACCTTTGCCCCCATTTATTAGG